GTTAGGAGATAATATCATAACGTATCTTACTAGACTAATTGATATTAGTCGTCTAAATCAATCAAATATTTGTAAATTATCAAAATATATTAATAAATATAATATAATCGCCGTGGAAAATCCTTTACAATATCCTTTTTTAGATTTTACGATTGAAAATATTACAAATGGATTTGAAAAAGGTATTGAAGCTGCTGAAGAATTTTGTAATAAATATCTGCTACATTAACGTCTTATAATAAATTATTCATCAAAATCATCAGCACGTAAATGTTCATCATCAACTTCTTCTGTATCAGCATTAACACGACTCGAAAGTTGTAAATGAAAAGCATCATCTCTAACATTTACAGCTGAAACATCTCCAGCAACAATTTCATCATCACCTAATTGAACTATTTCTGCTTGTTGAATAGATTCTTCGGGCGGTTCAGTCATTCCATATGTTGAATATTCATCAACTTTATCCATTTCTTGATTTGGAAAAAAATCACCTAAACCATTAGCACGATATAATTGATATTGCATCTTTCTTGCTGGTTTCATTTGTTCAACTCGTTTTTTACGTCTATCGTTTTCTTTTTTAATTAATTCTCGTAAATGATTACTTACTTGTTTCGTCGTCATACAATTTATTTCAACTACTCGAATTAATTCGTCAATAATAAATTCATTTACAAATTCAGTTAAAAATTTATGCGTTTCTGCGTCTACAGATATTTTCATCACATTAATAATTGATTTTTGAATAAAATAGTAAATAATAAAATATATATAGCCAGATTTAAATAATTCTGCTTCTATTAAACTATTATCGACAGAATTATTCCGGTTTACAAATATTGATAATTTATTAATTGTATTATATGATATTATTTTATTAACTTGTTCTAATTCTTCCATTGTCAACTTTTTATAAATAGGATTTTCATAGATTAAATCCTTTATTTTATAATCTCTAATATGTAAATTTTGACTTAAACCTTTATTTACAATATCACTTAATTCCTTGTGTTTTTTATGATTATCTATACCAATAAATGAATAATTATCATCTCGTAAACCTAAATTTACAAACTTAAAAATAGCCTCTGATACTATTAAATAATATTTTTTTAATTGATCAAAACTATTATAGTTAAAATCTAATAATAAAGCATTTTTACGTATTTCAAATTGGCTATCAATTTCGTCAGAATGATAACCTTCTATCTGTATTTGATTTATCAAATTGTCTTTCTTTTCTTCATGATTATTAACACAACCACTTAATACTTTAGTTAAATCAAAACTAATTCCTACTTCTTCTAGTGGTTTTTTTTTACCAGCTATATTAGGCACTACATAATTAGCAAAATCTTTAAAAACACTATCTATATTAGGTTGACTAACTTCAACTAGTTGGAATTTATCATTTAATTCTAAAAATTCTCTATAAATATCATCCCCCTCAAATTGTTCTATTTCTAATTTTATTTCATTAAATAGTTGTTTATAATGATTTAAAATCTGTTGTTTTTGTTCTAATATAGAATCATATTCATTTTTAAATGTTATAGGGTCATATGCTTTTTTATTTATAAATATACGAGATGATATATATAGTTTTTTAAGTAAATCATTATATATAGTCATAAGTTCGCTATCTGTTTTATTTTCTAACATAATTGATATCTTATCATTTATATCCCATATATATAGACCACTAACAATATCTTCTGATATAAGTCCTGGGTCATCGGCATTAAATAAATTATCAACACGATTTTTAATTTCAATATCACTTAGTTCTGTATTGGACAATTTTATTATTTCAGCTATTTCAGAACGTGATTTATTAGAAACCATAAATAAATATTCATCATAAAATTTACTATATAAGCGTTTTTCTCCATTTTCACCTTCAAATAGTCCATATATTTTTAATAGTTTTGATATTCTATCTTTTAATTGTGTGTTATTTAATAATTTTTCAGCATCTTGAAAATAATCTAATAAACGGGGTGGTATTACTTCTATATTATCCTGAATAATAGTGAAAGCTTGTTGATTAGGATTATAAAATGCGTTTGGTTGTATTTGTGCCATTAATTGTATACACAATTCAATATTTTGATTTTTAGAAATAAAATAATCAATATAATTACTTTTTAATGTATTTAAACAACAAAAATTAGAAAAACTCTGCCCAGCATAAATCGATTCACTTTCTATAATTGATTGTATACTATAAAATAAATAATAACTTAATTGAAATGCTATATAATTATATTCAACTAATGTAATAGATTTATCTCTTATTTTTTGTCCAATAGAATCAAGATTAATTTTTTGTATTTCATCTTTGACGTTACCTAGTTTCATTATAGGACGAAATGTTTTCCATGTAGTGCTTTCTAAAAGTGATAATCTAGCTATATCTAATTCTTTTCTATATTTTTCTTCTTTTTGACGATGTTGAATCATGTACGCATTATCATTACTAAATGTATCTTTAAACAATTTTATTAATAATTGTTTTATACTATCATTTGATAGTTTTCCACTATAATAATCTTTAAATCGATAGAATACACTTTCTTTATTACTTACACCTTTTGCTGTACAATCTAATATTTTAGCAAAAGTATCAAATAATAATTCTTCATTTAAAATATAATTACTTACATTAGAAATACGACAACTACTAAAACGTTCTCCAGTTGGTTGTATCTTTATTTCTGGGTCACTAATTATTAAACATGCTAATAAATTTACAACAACACACATTACTTTTATATTTGCCAAGTAATCTACATGAAATTTAACTATAGTATTTGGTGTAATTTCACTGAATGAACCAAATGATGTTTTTATAAATTTAGAAGGACCTGGCACTGATACCGATAAACTTTTTACTATATCTTCTGTCATCATTGATTTATCTAAAATCACTCTGTTACGAGCTTCTACGTATGAATCATAAAATGTAGCTGATTTTCCTTGTGACGATTTTGCGGTTTTAGTAAATAGAGATACTACTTCTGGTGTGAAATATTTATTATTATTCATATATAATGCATATTCAAAATCAAAAACATTAATATATTCTTTATTATACATTGCCGCACTATTATTTATTATTTTAACTGTCATATCTCTATTTAATTTAAAATTTAATATTGTTGATAATTCTAACAAAATATTATTATATAAATCCAATTGTATATCAGATTCTTTACTTTTAAATAGATAACTATAATCATCTTCCCCTTCAAAATAATCATATACTGCTTCTCTTACACGTATTACATTATCATCTCCATCAAAACCTTCCATATCACTTTCTCTATTTAATCCAATTGTTTCACCGCAATTTTTACAATATATATAACGTAATTCTGGATTTACTACACCATAACTGTTTTCTAATAATAATTGTAATTTATTACGTTCAATATTGGATTTCCAAGCTTGCTTTACTTGTAATAAATAATGTCTACAACACAAAGGTTCATTTATACCTATAATATCATAGTATACATAAATCCAATCATCATTTTCAACACGTTGAATCGAACCATCAATTAATTTACGTTTTAATAATCCATGATTTGCTATAAATTTTTCCATTTCAGTATATCTTACATCATTATCGGGTATATTTAAAATGAATGACCAGTGATTATTATATAGTTTAAATTGTGGATTAACCTGTTCAATATTTGATACTACTTTACTAGATTTTATGAATGTTTTATCTTTACCTTTTTCATATTTATTTAAAATCGATTCTAAAATATTTCGTCTTTCATAGGCTATATTAGCATAAATTTCTTTTTGCTTTTGATAGTATACAATTGTTTTCATAATTGTTTTATATTCTTCTAATTCTTTATACATCGAAATGACTACTTTAGGAAGACATGTATTTTCATGCTCAGCACATTTCGTAATTTTTAATTCATCATCTCCTATTTCATGATTAAAATTTAATAATTGCGCTATTTCTTCAACAAGTGTAGCATCACTTCCTTCCAGATTACACAAAACCGCTAAATGTTTGGGAGGTTTATATACAATAGATTTTTTACCTGATGTTGCTACTTCAACTCTACAACTTTCAGGCACATTTAATTTAAAAATCCAACTATTATTTACACGCTCATATATATCATATTTATCATTATCAACTAATAAAGCAAACATACCATTAACAACATAAGAACCACTTAACTTTCCGGCCTTGCTTTTCAATAACTCAATAATATTTGAATACCATTCATCTGTTTCATACGGATAAACTTCTTTGATTTTTATCAAACTATTTTCTCCATATTTAGCATATATAGAATTTAAAGTAGAAGTTTTATCAAATATTTTGTCAACTAATACATCATCTCGGTCATTATCTTCAATTAGTTTGTTATATTTACTATAAAATTTACTTAAATGATAATCAAGACATCTACTGTGTTGTAACCTGTATTTTAATAATTCAGTATGTAATGAAATAGAAGCACTTTCTAATAAAGATTTGACATCATCTAAATCGGCATATTTTCTTAATAATTTCGTTTCATTTTCTAATATTTGATAAAACCCATTGGTAGCATACACATATTCAGCAAAATAATTAAAATACTCGCTACTATCTTTAACAAACATATTATGATATAATTCATTGATAAGTCCAATACTAGATGGATTATGTTGAATAGTATCAAAATTATAAAATCGTTTGATAAAATCGGCATATTTTTGTATAAATTCATCTTCTATTGAAAATCCGGGTGTTAATAATAAACGAATAGGACTATTTGAATATAAATAATCTGAATATCTATTAAAAAATTCTTGAATAAATAATTGAAATCCATCATCTAGTGAATCATATATAGCATCAATATTAAAGTAGTATTTTAATATATGGTCTATTAATGGTTTATCATATTCTTTTAAATATTTTGTAAATAAATTAGATATATCACTTATACTAATGTTGCGTAATTTAGTAATTGAAAATAAGGTGGTATATACATTATTGAAAACAGTTTGTATTTTTTTATTCATATCTATAAAATATTGTGAGTCAGCCTTTTCTTTTTCATTGCTTTCTTTAAACAGAATATATCTATTATTCAAAATTTTTTCAATTTGTTTCACATCATGAATATCTAAATTCTTTATAGATAAAAAGTATTTTGATAAAATTTTATTTAAATCAGTAATATTATTAATATTTTGTATATTACTATCTTCAATATATAATATCTTTTTTTTATCTGGTATGATTAAATTATATTGTAACAAAAAATCTTCCTTTGTTAAGTATTTTTTAGATTGTTCAGTATTAAAATAAATAATATTATCTTTTCTATAATCTAAATTTAATATAGGATTATCTAAATTTATCCTTGTTTCTTCAATTTGAATATTCATATTTTTTTTGCGTGATTGTATCACTCTATCTAATACATTCCATAACCCGTTTTTATTATCAATATAGTAATCTATTTTAGATTTATCATTATATTTATTTTTTTTAATTAATAAATTATTCGTTGGTTGTAGTGTATATGGTGATTGTAAATACATACCTACAATATAAAGATCCTCACCCTTAGTAGCCATAACTATTTCAGGTTCCTTAGAAATACTATTATTAAAATTACTTTTGATTCCATCATGTATTGGCACATTACTATCAGCCGGATTAAAATATTTAGATTCAGCCGTTTTTGCTGTTCCATGACATTCACGACTACCTACTTTTTCACCTATTAACGTTTTATCAGGTCTGTCATATATAACTTGTTTACTCCCCTGAATTCTACGTAGACTTTTAGTTATACCATTTAATGGAGCATTTGGAGTAATATATCTATAGACATCATCATAATCATTTGATCTAAATTTATATCCGGGTATTTCAAACTCTTTATCTGTTTGATATATAGGTATATAGTTACTATACATAGGACCTACATTATCAATAAGTTTTTCTACAAATACTCGATTACCTTGTTCATTTTCAGACACTTCATATTTTTTAAGAGGAATAGGTAAATGGTCACTTCCATAAATAAGTATTTCTTGAAATTCATTATAAGTTATTCCATTAGATAGCGTAATTTCTTCACTGGACTTTTCATATAGACTAGTTATATCAATAATATTATTAATAATATTAACATCTTCATTACTTTTAATATAGTTGCGCCCATCTTCTATATCATCAATAAATTTTTCATCAAAAATATATTTACAATCAAAAACAATAGGTCTAATTAGTGGTGAATAAAAATGTCCATATTCAAATTGTTCAATCATAGGATTATCTGAGCTTTTTGGTAAAAATTTGTAATTATCTATAAGAGTACCTAAATTTTGTGCTTTTTTTTGTATATTACTATAAGCAAATTTGCTAGGGTTATTTATCTTAGATAAATAATATTCATTAATAACTTCAACTTGTTCATGAATAGGATATATTTGTTCATAATCTGCTTTTTGAATATATAATGCCTCTAGATTAATAATTGTAGGTTGTAATTGTTCTAATGTAAAATTATATACTTGATTAGGTAATTGATCGATAAGAAATCTATTTTCACGAATGATATCTAAAATTTTGTATCTATTATTAATAAAATCTGATCTATCCCATACTATTTCTATATTCGTTTTAGTATCTTCAAATACTAATTTATCACTGTTTTTATCTTTCAAGATATATTCATATTTCACTGTATTTTCATCATTAAAAATATATATTGTTAATATTTCACCAGTTGATATATCACTATAAATTTGTTCCAAATCTAATACTTTTACTTCTAAATCCATAAATTAATATATATATTATACATAAAGAAAAACGAATATAAAAATATATATATAACTTTTTTTGTAGTTAAATGAATAACAATAGAAAAAAATGTAAAAATGCGAATAAAAGTAATAATTATACCGAAATAAACAGCAGTGATAAATTTTTACTTATTCCACAAAATAATAAATATATTAATATTTATCATAATCATCCAATGATACCAACCATTGATAAAAATAAAGAAATGACAAAAACACGTATAGTAGTTAAGAAGCCAATTCATATGAAAGATACGGATCCGGGCAAACCAATAAATAATGATGATGAATTTATTGGTCAATTATTTGGTTCACTTTTTAGTGGAATTACTACAAATAATTTAAATCTACCTAATATCAAGCCAAAAGAGACTATAAATTCTAGTCTTAAAACAAATAATGACGAAGTTATTATTTCTGTAATAGATAGAGAAAAACTTTTATTTATAGATGAAAAACCTGAAAGTTTAGATGATTTATTAGATTTATGTAAAATAATCGAATCAAAATATAAAATAGATGATTATTATAATTTTGATCTAAAAAAATTAAAAAATTTAGAAAAACCTCTATTAAAATTAAAACAAATGGTAGGACTAACTGAAGTAAAAAATAAAATTGTAGATATAGTTTTATACTATTTACAACGATTAGATATTAAAAATCATGATATGTTACATACTATTATTGATGGGGCTCCAGGTAGTGGTAAAACAGAAATAGCATATATCTATAGTGAAATTTTAGGTTCATTGGGTGTTTTAACTAAGGGCACATTTAAAAAGGCAAAAAAACATGATTTAATCGGTGGTTATTTAGGTCATACAGCACTTAAAACAAGTAAATTATTAGAAGAAGTTAAGGGTGGTGTATTATTTATAGATGAAATATATAGTTTAGGTAATTCGGATGGTAAGGATGGTAAAGACATTTATGCGAAAGAGTGTGTAGATTTATTGATGGAGTTTATGAGTGAAAATAAGAGTGATTTTGTACTTGTTGTCGCAGGATATAAAGAAGATATACAGCGATTTTTCTTAAGTATGAATGATGGTTTAGAGCGTAGATTTCCAATACATTTATCTATTGGTGAATATAGTCCAGAGGAAATGATGAACATTTTTTTAAAAAAAACAGCTGAAATGAAATGGAATATTACAGACGATGCTATTCCAAGAGACTTTTTTAAAGAAAATAAAGAATATTTTAAATTTTATGGTGGAGATATGGAAATGTTATTATCTAAATGTAAATATACACATTCAAGAAATCTTGTTCAAAATCATGATAAAATTCATAGAATTATTGATAGAAAAGATTTCATGGATGGCTTTGAATTATTTATAAAAAATCCTGAGATTGAGAATAGAAAAAAAAGTCAAAAATATTTATCATTTTATTTGTAATATATATTTAAACATAAAGTTTTAATAATATGTAAAAATATATAATATTATGCTTGTCCCTATTGAATATAGAATAAATAATGAAAAAACTGAAAAAGAATTAAAAATGAATAGTTATCATGGTTTTAAAAAAAAAGATTTATTTAAATTTTTGATAAATCAAGTGAAAAATCAAAATTTAGAAAATGCTAATTATTGGGTTGCTGAATGTTTAATGAGCGGATATCCAGCTGAACTATATGAAAAATTAATTGAAGTATATTTTACTGAAATCAATATAAAAAATCCAGAATTAATTTTATATATTTGGTCTAACTATGAGCGGTATATTGAACTTGTTAACCAATATGAAAATATATTAGATTGTAGAAATGATCAAGAGATACGAAATATTTTATCTACACTTGTAAGTATTTTGTCGATTAGTCCTCAATATAATTTACCTAAATTATTAAAAATTACAAGTGTAGATTTACAAAGTATGCCTAAAATTAGAATAAGTTATTTAAATAATGTAGATTTAATAACTCCATTTGTAAAGGTAGGTGACCCAAAAGAAATAATAATTCCATTAAATGAAATATTACATCATTTAAAATCGGCGAAATCGAATAGTTACGATTTAGTGCTATATTGGTTAAGCTGGTTAGTAGCTTGGGAAACCGAATATATCAAAAAAAATGATTTAGGCGCTTGTGCCGAACGTCAAAATGATAAAATAGAAAAAATATATTGGAAAGATTTTATCTGGATATTGTGGGATATATTAAATGCTGAAGCAGAATGGAAAAATGATAATAAATTAAAAGATATGATTCAAAAATCATATAAATTTTATTTATATTACTATAATAAAAAAAATCGCTACAAAAAAATATATTTTATTATTTATTGTTTTATGTTTTTTGTTAAAAGTGTAGATTTTATTAACTATTATGGAGGTTCTGCTGATTATTCCAAAATTATTTTAGCTTGTGCTAATA